GACCAGTTAGCAGGAACTTCATTTATGGGTACAACCTTGCTATAAGTGCTCATATAATCTTCATCACATATAGCGTCAGATTTTAATATATAACCCTTGCTTGATGGAGAATAATAATAATACTTATTTTGATATGAAGCAAACATTATGTCATAAGGAACTGATGTAGCTTCAACTGAATCAGTTTTAAATGGTAGTTCTTTTTGCTCATACCACATTCCAGGAGATGCTTTAACTACCTGTATTTTCATCTTATTGTTTGTATTTATCATAATTAATTTTATTTGCAGGAGGTAATTCATCAAATCTTCCTGCTGCTGGATTAGGATATAATCCAATTGCAATATTATCTTGACTCATCCTATTTTTAATAATTTTAAGCATAAGCATCTTATCTAATTTAGTTAAATCATAACCTAAGCAATCGTCCATATTTAATTTGAAAGGATTTAATAATCCTATACAGATATCACTATCTGAATATGGATTAGTTGAATCTCTAAAATCAGATTGTTGTGGACTTACATCAGCGCCAGCAAACTTTAATCTTTCAACAGAGCTAATGCCTTGATTAAATTGTTGTAAATTTATAAAGCTAAATCCAAACATATTTTTGGTTTCAACTTGATACTCACTAAATTTATCAATGTTCTGCTTAGTATCAAAACCTCTCTCTTTCTTAACTAAATACAAATGGTCTGTAACCATAAATGAAGTTCCTGCTAACTGGTCTAGAGTTAGACAAATAGCTCCCGTTAAACCTTTAACAGAAAAAGAGTTTTGTGATATATTTAAAGAGCAAAAGGAGTATGAAACTAAAAAGTTTGATGACAATAAACCTTCTTTTAGCAATATACCTCAAAAAGCTTTTTGGGAGCTAATGAAAGTTTTCAAAGTGGGAGAATTAAAATATGGAAAATACAACCATAGTAAAGGTTGTAGCTATACAAGATTAACTGATGGTGCCGTAAGACATATTAGTCAATATTTAATGCTAGAAGATATTGATGAGGAAACAAAAACTCATCATTTGGCTAATGCCGCTGCCAATTGTTTAATGCTGTTAGATCAGATATTAAATAAAAAAGGGGTTGATAATAGAAATGAAAATTACAAATAAAATGTCAAATAAAAAAGAAGGAGTACTAGAAGAGCAAGTTGTAGAGCAAAATATTGACTCTAAAGAATTAGAAGAAAAAATTGTTGTAGTTAAAATTACAGACCCAACAGAAAGAATGGCGGCATTACATGAAATTGATGTATTATCAAGATTAATTAATACATCTTATTTTATGCCAAAATGGGATAATGCATCAAAAAGAGGTGAACAGCCTAAGATTACAGGTAGCATACAATTGAACTATTTCAATGGCAAAAACATGTCTGAGTGGGGTACAAGGATAACTTTGTTAACTGAATCTATTTCATAGTATAATAACTAATATTATCAATGAAATTAGGTATTTAAAGGTATTTTGTGTATCTTTGTATGTATGAAAAAAGGGTTTATTTACACAATAACATGTTCTATTACTAATAAAATCTATGTTGGTAGTACATCTACTAGTTTAGAGAAAAGGTGGAGTTACTACAAAAACCTTACTTGTAAATCTCAGATTTTAATATACAGATCCCTTGTTAAATACGGTGTTGAAAATCATATTTTTGAAGAAATTTGGTCTGGCTGTATTGAAGATATGTTAATGTATGAATGCCTTGTTGGTACATGGAATGAAGTTCTTGATAAAAATAAAGGATTAAATCTTAGTATCCCAAAATATTCAGATAAATATGAATCTAGAAGCCAAGAAACAAAAGATAAAATTCGAGACGCACTTAAAGGAAAACTAAAAGGACCAATGAGTGAAGAGAATAAACTTAAAATATCACAAGGTTCAAAAGGTAAAACTAAACGAGAAGGACATGGATCTCGCATCAGTGCAACAGTAGCGGCACAAAAAGCTGCTGGAACTCATTATACTCAACAACCTAAACAAACCTGCCCACATTGTGGAATACAGGCCAGCAAAGCAAGATACAATGGGTATCACGGTGCCAACTGTGCCAGTATTAAATTTTAAACCAGGACAGATACTGTTCTATTTTTTGCAGAACACTGGACCAGTCACCCATTTTTGGTTGCCTGAACAGCCTTGCACTTGAATACCAAGGACTGGAATCCCTATCCAACAACCAACGCCAGTCTGTAGCAAATGCATTGAGCATGACCCATACTGGGTGTCCCAAGGCACCTGCCAGGTGAGTGACAGCAGTATCAACACTGACCACAACATCCAGGTGCATCATCAATGCCGCTGTGTCAGCAAAACTGTTGATCAAACCTGGCCAGAGCCTAACACCAGCGCCGGCCAATGCCTGTTCTTCTTCAGCGGTAGCATCTATTTGTAGACTGATCCACTCATATTCAGCATGATGTTGAATCATGGACAGCACCTGATCAAACGGTACACCTTTGTGTTGATTGAGCCAAGCATCTCTGCGACCACTCCAGGAAAAGCCCACACGCATTTTGTATTTGGGTCCTAAACGATCTTGCCACTGTTTCATCAACTCAGGGTTAGCGTTCATGTAACTTTGTATCTTGGGCAAGTTGTCCAGCGTGACACCCAGTATGCCAGGAATGCTCATGATAGGAATCCAGTAATCAAATTCACCCATGTCAGCGCCGTATCCTGCCAGGCGCTTGAGGTCAATCACGTTGCCGCGATCTTCCTGTTGACTACTTGGAACAGTTTTATCCCCAGTTGCTACGGAAACGTTTTCTGTGATCACTTTAGAGGCTTTCACAGAGCGGTCTTCCAACACAGCTGGTAGATACTTTTCGAAGGCGTTTTTCAAACGGGTAGTTTGTACGCTCTCCAGCAAATTACGCATGACTTCAGCTTTTTCCTGGTTTAGAGGACTTAGCAATTCTTGCATCAGGTCTTGACGCTGATTGCTTTCTTTGATCATACGTATTTCACGTTCTTTTGACTCAACAACCACTCGGGCGTGTTGTGAGACTTCCATGGCTTTCTTCAATTGCTTATTTCGGCCTTCTAGCATGGCGTATAGCTTGCGGACTTCTGCTTTCTCATTTAGGTGAGTAGCACCAAATTCACTTGCGTATGCTTCGAAAATACGACGACCAAAATTGTTCTCACGAGCAACTCGGATATCCTCTTGCAATTGACCCAGTTCTTCCCTGAGATGACGGCTAACAGCTTGACTCATTTTCTCTGCACTTTCTTTTACAAAACGTGTTTTGAGTGTTTCAAGTTTTGCGCGGGCTTCACGTACCAAGCGGACTTTTGTTTCCACTACGTCACGTTTGTCTGCGGCAAACTCTTGAATTTCACGAGCCAATGCATGCACCATGAAGTTTTCTAGTTTTGCTAGTCCTTCTGTGTGCATCCGACGGTCTTTGCGCAATTCGCCAATTTCTTCTGCAAGTTTTGTCACCAAGAAGCCGTTAAACTTCTGTGCTGACTCTTTCATCTTGCCTTGGAACTTGACGCGATCTTCTGCAAGTGATTGCTTTTCAGCAGACACAGCTTGAATTTCCGCGGTGAGACTTTCTGTTACCATTTTATCCAGGGCTTCAACCATTACTGACTTATCATGTTCGTAGCGTCCTGCATACTCTTCTCTGAGTTCTGCACGAGCCTGTTCACGAGCTTCACTTAACTTGGCTTCCCAAGCTTCTGTGATCTCTTGACGAGTTTCCTCGGTGATCAGGTTGCTATCTAACAATGGTTTGATTGCATCTAACATTTGTAGATTCTCCTTAGATCTTGAGTTCTCTAATGAGTTTTACAACTTCATTTTTGAGATACTTCTGCACTTTGTTGTCTTCTCCCGCTTCCCTGGCTACCTCTAACAGTCTATGTCCGTACTTCATGTTCATGAGACTTTCATATATTGCTTTAGGGTATGCATTGGGTGCGCTGGGTTGAGCAACCACATCTATAGTGACAATTTCAAAGTCACTTACATGTCCTGTTCTGTCGTCAACGTTACCGCTGCCACGACTTGAAACTCCTAATTTCACACCAGATGTCAGCAAGGTCTTGATCAACTCACCCATTGGGGTTGGTAAGATCTTCATTTTGCCACATCCAGCATCGC